TCTTTGTCTGAAAAACCCAGGCGCGATTGAATTTGGTTGTAGTCAATCATTCCAATGCTCCAAAGTATGTTTCACCTCATCTAAAACATCTTGTAATATTTGTTTTTTAAAGTCTTTTTCTGTCATTTTGCCAATTGGCACAGCCATTTGCATAGGCAATACAACTTCTGGCACAAACATTACTTCAATATCTCCAAATCTTTGTTGGTAGACTTTGAAATCTAACTTTTTAGGGAAATTATTATTGTCAATTGTCATTTTGTGTGGCCTGATTAGCTGCTGATATTTGGCTTGCTTGCAATGTTGTTTGATGATTGATTTGCGCAACATCGAGTGCCGTCTGGCGCTGTATATTAGCTGTTTCAATAGCAATTCTGTAGGCATTTTCTAAACGCATTTGCTCAAGCTGAATATCTTTTTGAGCTTCAGCCTGCTTAATTTGTGCGTCTGTCTGTGCTTTTAGCTGCTCTTTTTGCATGCCTGTTTGCGCATCAATCTGGGCTTTTTGCATATCCCCCTGCTGTTTTAATTGCTCAACCTGCAAAGAATTATCTTGCGGTTGCTGTTCCTGTGGCGGAGGTGGAGGCTGTTTGATCTTGTCAATAGCATCTTCTACCGCATTGCCCATTTTGGCACGTCTAGTGATAGTAAGCAGTATTTCCTTCAATGCATCCACAGGAAATGCACCTTGCTGCACCGCAGGGCCAAAGCCCTGAATTGTTTGTGACAGTGCAGTAAGAACATCGCGCAACCCGGCCATATCAGACTCGACTGATGCGGCTACAGTGGAGTCTGTCTCAATATCTACCTTGAATGTGCGTTGTTTGTCGTCCCGCAAAACCTGCATTATCTCCTCCCAGCTTGGAGGTAATTCAGGCTGTGGAGGGGGCTGCTGACCCGTTTGCTGGGCTTGCATGGATTGCTGCTGCCATTCCATCATGGCCTGGTCTTTTTCTGCCTGAGTTGGCAGTTTTATCCCGGTCATCATTGCCAGTGTTTCTGCCTGGAATTTTTCGCCAATGATTTCAGCCTGCAATCGAACCAAATCCCGAATGAACATTGCTGCATCGGTCTGCATACGCTTTAAACGGGCGCTTCCCCACTGGCTTTTTATTTGCTGAGCGCCGAGTGTTTCATTTGGGTTTGTAGACCCGCGCAAAATGTCAGAAATGCCAGTAATTTCATAAATAACCTGTTTGCTAGCATCCCTTTGTAATTGCAGTATTTGCAATACTCTGGCGGCTTGCTCAATAGGCATAAACCAAATTGCTTTTTCTAAACCACCACGATCTAAAAGAGCGGTTACATTAGAAGCAGGAATAAGGTCGTTATCTTCTCCGCGCATCAATTCTGAAAGTTCAGAAAGCGTAGCGTCGTAAATACCACGCATTTTCAATCCCTTAACAAGGATATTGATGCGACGGGTTACAGCATCTAATTCATCTGCTTGTTCTTTATAGTATTCAAATAGCGGGATGGGAACCATATCCCCAGAGTCTTCTATTGAATAAAGTGGCTTTGGAATACAAAAGAAATCAGTTAATTTTAACGGGTCAGGAACAGTTAAAAGTGGTTTTTCTTTGTAGCTTGGGGCTATGAAAATAACCTCACGCTTTTCTTTGTCCCATATTTCCCAAACGGTTGCAGTTTTGAATAACTGCTTAACGTTTTCATCTTTTTCGTTCTCTACATCTTTATCTTCAACTTTTTCTAACGGCACTATTTCGCCGATTTCTTTTCCAAACTGTTTTACCAATTCTTCTCGCGTTAAATTGTGCTGAAAAGCAACCCAAGGAATACACGACCACTCTGAGCCAAAACCCATTGTGAATTTAGACCACTCGACATGTTCAATTGGCGCTTGCTCCCAAGCGAGTTCCTCTTGATCGCCTTCTAATGCCTCTTGCTCTTGTGGCTCTTGGTCTTCAATTGCTTCGGCTGTAGCACCTTCTACAGGCGTAAACGATGGCACGTAACGAACCCTAGCCACACCACGGCCTGGGAGTAGCATATCTAATATGCAACCGCGAATCTGGCTATCAAAATTGGTCGTGTCCATGCCAAACTCAATAGCACGGCTTAGAACCTCTCCAACTATTTTTCCAATAGGGTCTTCATCTTTGAAGCGACGGCGGATATCTGGTTTTGGCAGGCTGTTATACACAGCAGGCCGCATAATTTCAGTGTTTGACCAAAGAATATTGAAGCTGTGTTTTTTAACCTCTTGTTGGCGGTAGCGTTTTAGAGTTTTATTGGCTTTTTCTTTCCATTTTGATTCCCGCTTTTCAGAAAGCTTTAACTCCATTAGCCACCGTTTAACAACTCCTTGTTCGCCTGGGCCAGCGTCTTGTGGTTTTACCAATGTGCCTAAATTGTCTTGCATCATGAATTACCTATATATTTGTTTTGATGATTATTTCAAACTGTTAATGCTTGCAATTCTGCATTTGACATTTTAGTCGGGTAATAAACACAACTGTAAATTGAACCATTTATAGACTGCACTCCGTTTAGAAGACTACCCAAAATAGCTGCCGTTGGAGGTGCCTGCCATGGAACTTCAGAATCGGTTACTACCGTTCCGCCATTTAAGCAAAGTGCTCTGGAATTTGATGTGTAAGAAAATGCTTCTTTTCTCAACCCACCCGCAGCTACAGCGTTTGCTGTCTGAATACTGTAAAGACCGTTAAACCATGTAGCCTCACCAGAGCCAAGTAAAGAAATAAAACTACTGTTTTCTGGTGCCAGCCCGCTGTCAAAAGAAATAGGGGTGGAGAATGCGTTATCTGCTACTTTGTATGTGATAACAAAAGTACCGGCATTTTGGTTAAACCACGATCCAAAGTTTGCCCCACTTATAGACACTAAATCGGCTGCACGAGTGACTGCGGCAGTCGTAGTGTTGATTATGCTAGTAGGAAAAACCCCGACCTGCGCTTCACCAGAATCCAATAAAACATTGCTGCCGGTTGACCCTAGATAATTGGTCGATGTGCCATTAGTAGAAATATAGGTAGTAGCTGTTACCAGAGTGCCGGCTGGAGTGACTGTAATGCTACATTTATACCACCCGTTCCCAAGTGATTCTATTTTTGATGAATCTGGTGCAAGATTTAAGTCCCCCATTACTACGCCAGTGGATAAATTAAAGTATTTGCCTTGATTTGTAAGCCTCTCATATACTGCAATGTATGACCTAGTGCCAGCTTTTGCTACACGGCTTACAGTAACAGACACACCAGCAGGAACTGTAACATTTTGTTGCTCAACATTATGCCCGCCAGTTGTTGCAGTTTCTGACAAAAGACAAGCTGAATTTGCCGCCCCATCCACACCAATTTGGTTTTTTAATGCGGTTGATCCACCTTTAACCCAAACTGCTTGAGTAATGTCTCGACTCTGGGTAAGGTAATTTGTGCGAGATTCTTCAATAAGAAGGCCGCAAGTCGGTGAGTAATTGAATCGCGCTACGTTGGCAGCGGCCGTCGACAATCTACCGTTAGAACCAAAATAAGTAGCGCAAGTTGTAGCATCGGGCCGAGTAAAAGTGATGCGCGGATCAAGGGTACCAGTAGAAAAATCTAAACTTAATGTAGGTATAGAAGTTACACCGTTTAACAAAAAATAGTTTTCTGCGGCACTTGCGCTAGTTATTGTTGATATACCCTGTATTAAGTTGTAATAATGAATTATTCTCCCGTTAAATTGTCCTTGCGGAACACCTATTACGTCAAAATAAGCGTGCCAATCTCCTTGGTAAGTTTGAGCAGACCCCGTTACAGACCTGAGTGCAAGTTGTAGTGACCCCATTAAAGAATTAGGCATAGTCGTCTCTTTTGCGTTTTGCGTTGGCCTTGATTATCTCTGAAATTGTCTGATCTATGCCGAATTTTGGCTTTTCTGGTGCTTTTGGCTTCATTTCTTCTCGCCATACTAAACAGGCATATCTAAAGCCGTCTGCATAATGGCTTGTCCAATCGTGCCGAGGCTTGTCTCTAAATGACCGTTTGTCCTCATCATATTCTCTCTGGTATTGCTTGAGAGCGTCTATTCCGTCTGCGCAATTTGTGTCTATATAGCAATCTGCCAAAGTCAATCTGGCCGCCTGAACACCGTCAATAAGCCCAAGCTCTGGGACAATCCTAGGGCTCCAACCAAGCCCCCTAAATTGCTGCTCTATGCTTCGCCCAGTTTGCAAGCTTTTGGCCCGCGCATCATGTGGCAAATACAACCATTCCCCGTATTTGTAAGGCTTTGATTTTAAAACCTCGTTGTAATGAGAAATAGGCTGCCCGTGTGTTGCGTAGCAATCAATCAAACGCAACTCTTTACCGACCTGAAACCACCATATGGCTGTGTCGTCTGACCATCCCAAGTCCATAACCGCGTGGACTTTTAATGTGGGGTCGTACAAATTATTCTTGATCCTACCTTGCTGCTCTGCTAGCCATATTTCTTTGCCAAATATTGCACCGGGCAAGGCCGCATCAAAATCACACTCCATCTCCTGCCGCCATGCATCTTCTGTCAATTCCAAACGAAGGGCGGATAACTCACTTTCTGGCAAAAGAGCAGATTCACTAGCCTTAATACACAAAGCCAGCCACTCATTGTTTACTTTAGCATGCTCGTATATTTCCCAAAATTGATTTCGGCCTTTTGGGGTTCCAATGATTACAGCCCATCCCTGCCTATCAGCCAAAGCAGGCCTTATAACATAGCCCCAAACGGATGGTTTCCAGTCACCATATTCGTCAGCGACTATTCCATCAAAATAAAGCCCGCGCAAAGAATCAGCATTGTCAGCTCCGAATAGACGGATAGAACACCCGTTTGGATAAGTAACTCTTAGCTCGGATTCATTTATCGATATACCAGGGACAGGGGCGCTGTACCTTTTTAGGTAGTCCCATGCGACAGCTTTTGCTTGAGAGTAAAAGGGGGCCACGTACCCAAAACGGCCATCACTGCCTTTGAATGTCAGGGCGGCTTTGATAAGCTCATTGATGCAAGCTACCGTCTTTCCAGCCCGCCTATGCGCCACTACTACAGCCCAGCGCTGCCGCCTTGAATGTAATGCTTTAAACGCTTTTCTTGGGGCGTATGGGATTGTTATTACTCGCTCTGCCATGCGATCACAATAGCTGGAGCATCTTTAGCACCCGCCAATTCAGTTCGGGCAAGTTTTGGAGTTGCGAATTCTGCCAGCTTAGACAAAATATCTAACGCCCCCTTCGGGTCAGGCTTTAATTGATCTCCATCTCCATAGGCAACGGTATGCAGCCACTCAGAGACGTTATCAGCGTTGCCCTCTAGCAATGCATTAACAGTGTCTCTAAATTGCTTTGTGGCCTTGTTTACGGCCCCTTTGGGCCTTCCCCGACCCTTGTTGGTAAGGTTTTCTTCTTTTCCATCGTCTATTTTATTTGCCATTATTACCTCTACGTGTTGACGTATAGGTCATTATGACATTATTTATGCTTTCCAACTATGTGCGGTGCCTTTGCAATAAACACAGCCACATTCTTTGCCTTTGTATTTATTTTCGTGGTGACGGATTAGGTCTTCGTTATTACGAGTTAAATACTGATCAATCTTTTTTAGACGGTCTAGAACTGTTATTGGTTTTTTTGCTTTGATTTCTGCAAGACCTTGCTCTACTAAATGATAGAAAGAACATGATTTGTGGAAAGTCTGCAAAAACTTCCATGCATCATACTGGTCGGGGCTTAGAATTATGCTCTTTGACATGTGCTAGCCCTTTTGCCTTGCATTGTGATTTGGTTTTTAGATTCCATTCGTTATCTGGCTCTGCGCTACACCATACCTCGCCTAAATACTCTATAGAACCATCGTCATTTCCACCAAAAGCTGGGACATAACTTCCGTAGTCTTTGTACCATTGGTCCATTTTTTGCAATCTTCAGTATTCTTGCTCATTTCAATGTCATATTAGCTCTAATCAGAGCTGCCGCCTGGGCCGCAGTGTTTGATTGAGGGACTTGCGTCCATCCAGCCTTTTCACTGGTAGTTCCGTTTAAGTTTTGCACATAGACATCAGTCGATGTCCCAGCGTTTAGGAATTGTGTAATTCGTGCGCCAGCGCCGTCTGTTGCGATCTGAGCTTGTAGCTCTGTTTCAGTGAATGCCATAT